TGGCTTGTGCGAGGAGAGCCTTGGCCAGCGTATCGCTTTCCGGGCCGATGGTCATGACCGGCTTTGGCTCAGCGGGAGCAGCCAGGGCTTCGGGCAACGTCGTCGGGACAGCGGCAGGCGTCGAGGCAAGCGACGCCGGGGATTGCGGTGTGGGCGCGCCCTGAACGCCGCCGCTGATGGTGAATTCGTCACCGTCGCATTCTCCACCGTCAACTGAGGAGCATTACATGACCCCGCTGAATACCCGTACCGCCCAGGTCGTCGATGCTATCCTTTCGACGCATGCGCGCGGTTATCGCAACGCCGAGTTCATCTCGCATCTGCTGTTCCCGCGCGTCACCGTGCCGAACCGCTCTATGCGTGTTTTGAAGTTCGGCAAAGAAGCCTTTCGGATGCTGAATACCAAGCGCGCTCCTGGTGCTGACAAAAAGCGTGTCCAATACGGTTTCGCATCCGATGCCGTATCGCTGATTCAAGATGCCTTGGAAGGTGTGGTGCCGATCGAGCATCAGGAAGAAGCCATGTCCATGCCCGGCATCAATCTTGGCCAAGGCGCAATCAACATGGTGCTGGACTCGGTTGATTTGGGTCTCGAGTACGATTGCTCCCAAATGGCCCGCAATGCCGCAAACTACGCGGCCTCCAACAAAGTGACGTTGACAACCACCGCGCGCTGGACCGATCCGGCTTCGACGCCAAAAGCCGACATCAAAGAGGGCAAGGAAATTATCCGGCGCATGACGGGCCGTTATCCGAACACTCTGATCCTTGGCCCTAACGGTGCCAATGCGCTGACCGAGCATGCTTCGATCAAGGACCAGTTCAAATACACCTCGGCCGACTCCATCACGTTCGCGATGTTGGCGCGCGCCTTGCAACTCGACAACGTGATTTCCGGCAATGCCGTCTACTTGCCCGAAACCGCCACCGACGCAACGGCCGCGACTGACGTTTGGGGCGATGACGCGATCCTCGCCTATGTGCCCAAGGGCGAAAACTACCAGGTGCCAGCCTATGGCTACACCTACGAGCTTTCGGGCTATCCGCAGGTCACGAAACCCTATTTCGAGGACCGCAACGACAGTTGGATTTATCCGACCAAGACCGAACGCCGTCCCTACATCTTGGGCGCGGATGCTGGGTTCCTGTTCACCAACGCGGGGCAATCGTGATGCCGGGTGACAAGATCAACGTTTGCCTGATCGGCCCGGCTAAGATCGGCGCGCGCTGGCTGAGGCAAGGTGAGCAAGGCGTCACTGCCGACGAGAAGCTTGCTCTGGAAGAGGCCGGGATGCTGGTTCCCGATGATCTGGCGGCCGCGCTGATCGCCGCCTCAGGTAGCCCGCAGCTAGCCATCCCCACGGGGACGGAGATCACTTTCGATCAGGAAGCCTTTAATGCGGCGGTCTCGGCAGAGGCCATCAAGCTCGCCCGTCAAGCTTTCGACGGCGAACTCGACAAGATGGAAGCCGAGCTGAAAGACATCGCCGAGCTGGGCGAAAAGGAAAAGGCCGATCTACGGACGCTCCTTGAGGAGACCAGCAGGCTGCTCGCCAACGAGCGTCAGAAATCTGCCGATCTGGCCGAAAAGCTGACGGCTGCAGACGCAGAGCTCACCGCTCTGAAGGTCGCACAGCCGGTAATTCAGGCACAAACCGATACCCCCCCGAGCGAGAAGGTCGCAAAGACCGCCCCCAAGAAGGCCGCAGCGACCGCCCCCAAGGGCTGACAGCCCCGCGCCGGGGGCGGTGCCTGTCGCCCCCGGTTTCCCCTTCCAACCTCAAGGAACGCAAATGCGCATTTCCCTTCGACCGATGGTTTCTCTCGGCCTCGTCGCAATGGCTTGGGCCACGTCTCTTTCCACCTTCTTCACCGATCTCGGCTTCCTGATTTTCAGTTGCATTCGGGAAGCCATGATCTGGACCTTCGATTTCATCCCACGCTTGGCCGAGCATGCGCGGCCGCTCCGCCAGATCGGGATGGCCGCCACCGCGCTCAATGGTCGCCAAGTTGGCGGGGTGCGCATCCACGGTTACCTCGGCCGCCCGGCCGTTCGGATGCTCGCTGGCTGAAACGCGGATTTGATCTGGTCGGGGCGGTCTTCGGAGCGCCCCGTTTCTCCCGCCCTCCGGCCGACGCACCAGACTTAGCCAGATGCGTCTACCCGAGTGCAGGTTTCCCCAATTCTCAGGACGTCACCAATGCCCTACGCAACTCTCACCGATCTGATCGAGCGCGCCGGTGAAACCGAGATCCGGCAGATTGCTGACCGCGATCGCGACGGCACGCCGGATCCGGCCGTCGTTGACGCTGCACTCACCGATGCTGACAATGCGATCGACGGCTATGTGTTCGCCCGCTATGCCCGCCCATTGCCCTCAATCCCTCCCGTCCTGAAAACTTGGGCGGTCGCGATCGCCCGCTACATCCTTCATCGCAACGGCGCACCGGATCACGTCGCACAAGACTACAAGGATGCCATCGCTTCCCTGAAGGATGTGGCGGCGGGCCGCTACTCTCTGCCAGTTGCGCCCGATGACCCCGCGCCGGTCAGCCAGACAGGTCAGGTGATGGCATCGCATCCCGACCAGGTGTTCACGCAGCAACGCTTGGCGGGGTGGCGCTGATGTTGGCGGAGATCCGTGATCGCCTCGAGAGCCAGTTGTTGGGTCTTGGCCAGTGGCATGGCGTCGAATTCGCTGAAGATATCGACGCCATGTCTGATGCTGCGGCGCGGGCTGACACCTGCACCGCCATTGTTGCACCGTGGCGTGAGCGCGCTGGCGACCAAACCCTTGCGTCTGGCGGTCATCGTCAGCTGGTCAAGGAACAGTTCTTGGTGGGCATCGTCGTGCGTGAGTATGACGGCGACCTGCCTGCGGAGCGGGCATCACGCTTTGACACCCTGAAATCCGACGTTGAGACCGCGCTGGCTGGCTGGGAGCCGGGCGCTGCGTTCGATCCCTGCCAACTGGTCGATGGAGAGAGCAGCCCGGTGACCACAGGTGTCAGCATTTACGTTCAAACTTGGCAGACCAGCCGTTTACTAACAGGAGCTTGACGATGAAATTCCCCACCACCGGTGGCAGCCACGTCCGCGACGAGCGCGGCAAGCTGACCCAAGTTGAGGCCCCCACCAAGCCTGCGCCGGGACCAGGCGAAGATCTGGCACGGGCACCTGAAGCCCCGGCCGAGTCCGAGGCTGTTTCTGCTGTCAAATCCAGAGGAGCGAAATAATGCGCCGTTTCCGCAAGCTCGCGATCCTGCACAAGATCGAAACCACCTATGGCGTCAGCTCCGCGCCGATTGCCGCGAATGCGATTGTCGGCACCAACGTGACGTTTACGCCGATGGAGGGCGAAGAGGGCAGCCGCGATCTGCTGTTGCCATATCTCGGCAATCAGGGCGTGGTGCTGGCCGGTTTGCACGCCAAGCTGGAATTTGAGGTCGAAATGGCCGGTGCTGGCGCTGCTGGCTCCGCCCCGAAATACGCCTCCTTGCTGCGCGCCTGTGGCTTTGCCGAAACGCTGGCAGTCGGTGTTTCGGCCTCCTACTCGATCGTTGAAGACGGTGTTGAGAGTTCGACGCTGTTCTTCGAGATCGACGGCGTGCGTCACATCATGCTCGGAAGCCGGGGCGCAATGAGCCTGAGCGTGAGCCCGAAGGGTATTCCCCGCTATCGTTTCACCCTGACTGGCCTTCTGAGCACGATCACGGATGAAGCTTTGACCTCTGTGACCATGACAGGGTGGAAAACGCCTCTGGTGGCCTCGTCGGCAAACACCACGATGAGCCTGCACGGCTGGAGCGCAATCGCGGAATCACTGTCGATCGATTTAGGCAACGTGGTGACACCGCGTTTCCTGATCGGCTCGGAATCGGTGATCATCTCGGATCGCAAAGCCACGGGTCAGGCAGTTGTCGAAGCGAAATCGCTCGCCACGATCGACTGGTTTGAGATTGCCCTCGATCGCACGCGGGGCGCGCTTTCGCTCGTGCACGGCAAAACCGCTGGCAACATCGTCGAAATCACCGCGCCAGCTGTTGAGATCGGCAAGGTCACCCAAGGCCAGACCAACGGCATCCTGAATTATTCGCTTCCGCTCTCGTTCTGCCCGGTCAACGGGCTGGACGAACTTCTGATCGTCGTGAGGTAACGCCATGCAGTTCAAACTTTCCAAGTCGCACCGTTATTGGTGGCCGGTCACGGTTCTCATCCCCGACCCCGAAAACGCCGGCGTATTCATCAAACAGGAACTCAAGCTCCAGTTTGAGCCGCTGGGGCGCGACGAGCAGCTGGCGGCGCAGGCAGAGGCCGCGAAACTCGTGACGATGGATGCGCTGATCGCGCACGAGGCCAAGCAGTCCATGCGGTTCATCAAGAACTGGGACGGCGTGGTCGACGACGACGGCCTACCCATCCCGTTTACGCCGGAACTCTTCGATCAGGCGATGCAGCAATCGTGGTTCCGGCAAGCGGTTCAAGAGGCGCTGCAGCAGTCGATGACGGGTGACAAGGCCCGGTTGGGAAACTGACAGCCGCCGCGAGGGCATGGGCGCTCTCGCGGATCGGCCGCGCCGACACCACCGTCCCGGTCGAAGTGGATGACGA